ATGGCGTTCTTCACCATAGAGAAACGGCTCCGTAGCGACGGAACGGCCCGCTACCGTTGCACTGTCGGAGTGAAAAAGAACGGGAAATACGTCCATAGGGAGAATCAAACGTTCTCAAAAAACACCCTCGCCAAATCGTGGGGTGCTAAACGAGTGGCCTATATCGAGGAGCATGGCATACCTGATAAAGCGCAGGAAGTCGCGCCAGCGTCCATCCTGACCGTCGGAGATTTACTTCAGAAGTACGAGCAGCACCCCAACATCAAGGTTGGCCGCTCGAAAAAAAGCGCTATTGCCGTCCTCGGACGATCCCCTATCGCGGATGTCAAACTCGCCGAGCTTAAGCCTTCAGATTTCATTTCACATTGCCAGATGAGGAAGGCACAAGGGATCTCACCATCAACGATTTCAAAGGATATCACTGAGCTTGGCGTTGCCCTGGAATCAGCAGCGCCTCTTTTCAGTATAAGGGTCGACCCAGCCCCGCTTGCTGATGCAAAAAAATGGCTGCGGAATATGGGGCTGATCTCCGCATCGCAAAAGCGTAGCCGGCGCCCGACCTCCGAAGAGATTAACCGAATATTGGAGGCATTAGAGAGGAAGGCCTTACGGACTTTTTCTGGCGCCCCCTTTGACAAAATCTTTATGTTTTCAATCCTGACCTGTATGCGTATTGGCGAGGTTTGCCGCATCAAGTGGTCTGACGTAAGCGAGAGTCAGCGGGCGGTTATTGTTCGTGACAGGAAGGATCCGCGTAAAAAGGAAGGAAATCATATGTCAGTTCCGTTACTGGGGGATGCCTGGACCATTTTGCAGCGTCAGCCGAAAAATGATGAAAGAATATTCCCCTATAACGAAAAAACTATTACTGACATGTTTCGGCGCGTTCGTGATGAGCTGGGCATTGAAGATCTGAGATATCACGACCTACGCCGCGAGGGGGCAAGTCGTCTGTTTGAAGCGGGGTTCAGTATTGAAGAGGTTGCGCAGGTCACGGGCCACCGTTCACTGAATATTTTATGGCAGGTTTACACTGAGTTATTTCCTAAAACTCTGCATGATAAGTTCGATAAGTTGCAGAAAGACAAAGTTAATAAGTAAAATCATCGCCGACTGTACGGCATGAACACCTGCAGTTACCCTACTCGGCAGGTCTTGTATACGGCTGCCGGGTGGGTTTTTACATCAAATCCTCACCCAGCCTCATGCAGTATGCTATCCGGGAAATCTTTATAAATCGTCTTCACCCCCTCCGAGCACATAGGCCACAGACACAATGTTTTAACTGCTCAGACCAGAAATATCTGGAAGCTTTGGGCGTCTTCTTGGAAGATAGGCGTGTGCGAAGACGCACACAGCAATGATGTTATGTAGTATTTTCCCCTTGAGTGTGCCTGCTCAAGGGGATTTTTTATCGCCGTATTGTACTGGCAAATATTTGTAAATAGTCTTCACCCCCACGCCTGTCACATCGGACACACTCGACTGGACAGGCGGTTAGTCCGGTATGTTTCTCGCGCTACTACTGCTTACGTTAACGTCTGGTAATGATCTAGCGGCGCGACGTAAAGCGGCGTTGAAAGCAATTATAGTGACCGGCCGGCGTTGGTACTTCACACGGTTAGAATGGCTCTGAAATAAAAAAACATCTTCTGGATAGCGTTCTCTTCTACGAGCAATCATCGCCTCCACTGGAGGGGTTGATTTAACACGTAGCTCCTTCAGGTGACCCTGTTTTCGTATCAGTATCAAGTCACCATCAATATCATCATATCGAATACTCAGCAGCCTTCCAGCGCTTAAACCCGTGTGAAAAATTAACGCCCACAAGTCAGCCCATGTATCTGAGATGGAAACAAGATTGCTGTTAATAGTTAAAAATTGCTCAAAACTTATTGTTTTCTTACCGTTCACGAACAAACCAAACTGTTTTCAAAGCTGAATGAATTGATTAAGCCAAACGTAACATATCAGGAAAAGTAGTGAAATCTTTGTCTTCAAGTCGCCGGGAGGTACTTGTAGATTGTTTTCACGTCTACACCTATCACATCGGCTACCTGCTGCCGGGTAGCGCCGTTCTCCAGCATTCTGCGGCACTGCTCCACCACATCTTCAGTCATTACCCGGCGACGGCCACCGACTCTCCCCTGCTCCCCTGCTCCCTCGCTGCGGCTAAACCCGCTCTGGTTCGCTCGACAATCAGCTCTCGTTCCATCTCTGCCATTATCCACAGGCGGTTTTCGCTGTGCTCTGCCGTTTTGTCGACGAAATAAGACTGCTCGCGTGCGATCCAGGCGTTAGCCTCCACCTCGGATAAGTGGATGCCGCGCCGGCGAAGCGCAGTAACGAAGTCGCGGGTGTGAAGGAACTGGAACCCCTTGGAACTGCGCAAAATGGACTCGCGGAAAGCCGCGGCGATGTCTGACTGTCGAAGCATGATCTGCCCTCCCAATAATACTGTACAAACATACAGTATTATTGTTGTGAGGGAAGATCAATGTAGGAGTTTTACATTAACTTCAAAACAGCAGAAACAATCGGCAGCCCACCTCCAGTTGCAGGGTCAGGATGGATTCCATCAGCATTGAACCAGTTGCGTGGAGATGTCGATGCGTAATCAGATGGCTTGTCTCCGTAGTCAATCTGGAGATTGTGATAAGCCACCCTGTTTAGCGCACAAACATCCCGTACAACAGACGCATACGCCGCCATTGCCACATTGTTATTCCTCTGGTTTTCACATGGCATGATCACCAGGACATCAGCCAACGGGCAGGCAGTGCGAACTGCTGTGATTATCGTCTGAATATCGGCAGCAAACGCGGATGGATCACGGGATGATGTCTGGTCATTGGTCCCATGCAGAATGGTCACCAGATTGGGGGCCAGCGCGGTGAATGCTGCTTTCCATGTTGCGCTGGTAACCTGCGCCGCCCATTGTTGAGCAGAACTCCCCGTCGCACCCAGCTTGTGAGACCGGACACCATCTGTCGCGGTCTGCACATCCAGACCGTACAGTTCAACGGTTCCTGATACCGGACTGAACCAGATATTGAAAGCTGTTGACGGTACCGTGAGGCTGACGACCGCAAGGTCAGTGAACGTGCTCAGGTCGATAGTTGTCCAGTTAACTCCACCATCTGTGCTGTATTTAACACTCCCCTGCGGTTTAGCAAAAAGGCGGACTGACGATGCATTTGCCGGTATACCGTTCGCCCTGAAAGTAGCGGTGGTATCAGAAGACGAGACGCTACAAATATCTGCGCTCTGTGCTGCCGCATATGTCGGAGTCCATGTTCCTGTTTTGGTCAAAGTTATCTGACCAAGTATATTGCCGTTGTACTGCCCGAAACCCGCCTCAGACGGATAGCCAAAGCCGATATATCCAATACCAGCACTTCCGTAGTCAGCCTGCATTTTCCCGGCAAATATACCACTCCAGCGGTTCCACAGGTGGGTCCAGCTATCGCCAATGTGCGCTGTTACCAGTGTTGCTGACTGAGACAGTTTCCGGTTCATCAGGCGCTTATGCGTCTCCCTGAGTGAATCCTGATTCAGCGTGAACGTTCTGGAGGTGTTGAAGTCGGCATCCTGCCGGTACGTATCATCGCTCAGTACAGGTGAGCCGTTACCGACAAACAAACCCCGCGATACGACATACACCCCGGCAGCCCCTACCGTTTGCCCGTTCATTAAGCGGATTTGCAGATATCCGGCCGTATCCACAATTTCCTGCGTAATGGCAATTGTCCTGACCAGCGTCTGATACTGCTGCGACGGGAACTGGAACAACTGAGAACTTGTATCACTAATAACAGTCCCGCTAGCCGTCCGGAAATATGCTGCGAGATTAATAGCCTGAGATGAAATAACTCCCAGCGCCACCGTCAGTGAATCACCTGCGCGAAGCCCCAGGCGCTTAGCAGAGATGTTGATATCCGTCTGACCACCACCCACTGGGATAATCAGGGATTTTTTTCGCAAAAATGGGCTGCCAGAATAATCGCCAACATATGTAGGTAATGCCACACCGGCAACCTGTGCCGGACCCCATCCGTCAATTCTGGTTTCTCCGCATTCATACCGGCGATACCACGGATCTGGCCACAGGTTAATCTGCTGGCGCTGGTACCCTGAATACTCTGCTGGAAGGCTACCGTAAATAAACTCAGGGCGAGATCGTCCGAAAGCTACACCTATGGCAACCAGCTCCTTGACCATAGCCCCTGATGCGCGAAGCGTAAGGTATGTCGTTGATGCTGGTATTGTCAGCGTGGTACTTCCATCATTAAAGCCGGATGCTGATGCGGCAATAGTTGCCGAAGAAAGTGCTCCGGATGCATTACGACAGAAAACCTGAAACGTGCCACCCGTTGATGCGAACCATGCTGCCAGACGGACAGTGATTGTGTCTCCCGGCTTAACCCCCATCGAACTGAGAGAAATAATACGATCAGCACCAACTCCTGACGCGTTTTGGATCCCGGTCTTACCCCATGGTGAATTTGCGCTGTTCTGAATCAATGTTCCAGCGTAACTCATGGCGTCAACCACGCCTGCTGGAAGTCCTTGCTTAGGACGAACGGAAAGCATCTCGCCAAAAGGGTCGTACACGAGGTTATCAGGGGTACCCAATGCCTCCTGGTACGCTTTTGAAGGGAAAGACCTTGTGAATTCAGGAGTAACATCACCAATAGCTGCGGCATAGGCGCCGATTTTGAACGCCCCTGACACAGTGTTTTGCACCCGAATTCGTATGGATGATGCGCCAGATGGCACAGCAATGACCACAACCGGAGAGGATATGCCAGCAACCAGAGGAGAGGCCTCCCCTGTAGTGATGGTTGCTCCCGCTGAATCAAGCCAATAAATCTGTAACTTGCCTCCAGCGTTCTCGAACCATACCAAAACAGAGAAAGCTAAAGTGTCTCCTGGTTTTACCTGTAGTTTTGACACATCGTAATATTTATCAAACGATGTTACACCAGAAGCTTGAATAACAGGTGTTGGAAGCGGCAAATTAACATCAGTAGTAGAAAAAGCTGGCGTAGCGCCTTTATACCAATCCCAGTTAGCAAATGTTAAAAGGCTTGAGGAATATTCATTAAATGCGTCGAATAAAATGTTGCCTCTGCGCAAAGAAGAGTACGCTGGCATTTTCCGCCCGGTAGGCTGCAGTGTCCCGGATACGTTCATGACCTCAATAGCCAGCGCGCTGTCATCCGGGCTGCGGTAATACGTGGTGGAGCCCTCAGGGATATTAGCGATGTCCTTCTGCACATCTGTAATTGAAATGTACTGTCGACTGAGGGGGATCAAGTTCTGACGCGCAGACTCCACAACATCATCTGCGGCTGTAGATATTTTTTTTACAGATCCAGATAGGGAATCTTTTTCTTCTCCAAGTCGATCAATAAATGTATCGCTATCACTATTCATGTAGTCATCAAAAGCCAGTGCATTATCATTAAGATCTTTCATGGCATTAGATGGGCGTTCATTTCCTGTGTTATATCTTTGAGGCATATAAATTCCAGGCAGGAGCTAAGCTACCGTGTAGTTAATAACAACCCAGCAGTTATTTGCTTGCTGATGGCATAATAATTACAATATCAATCACACTGAATGATATTTAATAAATGAAAATGATGAATCGCTAACGCTTAAAGTAAGGTAAAATTTAATTAACTAAACTCGTAGACAATACAAATTCCTTTATTCCCAGCCAATCCATTAACAGTCGTGCTAGCTCCAGCATATCGACCGTCCGCGCCTCTCCCGAACTGACCGCCAGGAAATTGTGATAGGTAAGCTATAAAACCGGTAGCTGTACCCGCTGATACCTGCATCACTTGTGGCGTTTGCGCCTCCCCGCCACTTGAGGCAAGCACCACACCTTCTGACGTGTTTACTAATCCAGTATACCTGTAGGCATTCCCAGAAATGAACGCACCAGCTGATGCCATTCCATTCGCTCCAGCGCTACCACCAGCTACAGAAACAAGGCTACCAAATGATGACTGCGCCCCGGCATTGCCAGGAGTACCACCAGATCCTATAGTGACGCTTACTGATGATGGAACATCGTTAGCATCAAACCGCGATTTATTATACTGCCCGCTACATCCCGGCTGAGACCCACCAGTAGATGAGCTATCTGCAGTGACAGACTTAGACCCTCCCCCGCCAGCAATTATTTCAACTACTAAACTTTTTGTTCCCTCTGATTTTGTATAAGTACCACTATCATAAAAAACCTTTATATCAATTAGGCGGCCAGTAGTAACATCTTCAATTGCCTTTAATATTTGCGAGTCGTCGTCAGGGTTTAGTGCATATCCCAACCCTTCGACTACGTTAACCATTTCCCTTTGAAATGTGTTAAGCATTTCGGCATTAATAATTGTCGGCGATACCCCATTAGCAACATTACCGTTAGTATATTCGCCATTAGCATCAGCGGTATCTGTTGTACTTCCAACTTTTCTCATATTTACCTTCAGGATTTAATTTAAAGAGATATTCCCCGATGCTATATCAAATATCGTTGCAAACTCAGGGGTAACTTCATAAACCCCTTCATCACTAAAACCGAAATAGATATACCCGAACTTGACCAATGTATGAGAAGGGGAAAGAGCAGACAAACGACATTCAAGTTGCCGGTTACCCCAAGAACGTAGAGGATCTCCGCAATAGCCCAACCCTACACGCGCATAGGAAATGTTAGTTTCCTCACCTTCCACCATCCAGACAAACGGCCAGTCGTCGCCATTTAGCCCATCCCCGCATACCGATAGCCCAGCGCGGGCCTGTCGATATTCTTTAATCGTGATGTTGTAACCGAGCGCCTTGGCTATACCAATGAAGTAACTTTTCGACTGGCCGCCAGTGCTGATGAATTTTGAGACGATAGCATTTTGACGCTTGGCGATCGTATCCACTTCCCCGATCGAGCAATCATCAGGCAACCCAAGGGCCTTTTCCCATTCTGGCAGCATGATTGTTGCCGTTTGCGGGAAAGCGCCGCTCAGTATCCCCAGGGCATCATTGTCACTGCGTTGGAAGCTGGCGGCCAGAGACCTGAGAACAGCAGCCTTAACCGTATCAGGGTCACGAGGCCATGCCCGCCCGTTTGGGATTAGTGCCTGCAGTGCCTGACGGTAGTCATCTGTCGTGAAGAGGCTCATGTATAATTCACCTCACCTCGTACCGGTAATTCCCCCACTCCTGGCTCAATATTGGCTGACGGCGAAACCAGAATAAAACCTGCAGTGCCAGCGACATCACCAATAGCCCGGTTAATATCGGAAAGATAAATTTTCCCGGTGCCAAGTGGGTCACCATTTTCAAAAAATACGCTGTCTATGGCATCCGCAATCGCAGTTGTCGTTTCACTCCCGACACTGGAGATACCACTGATCTCGAAATCAATAATACCCGGGACGGGTGAGCAAACGTAATTCAGGGAGGTGACGGGTGAGCGCGGGTAAATGTAATCGGCAACTCTGCCCTGATCGCCGGTGGCCTTTGTTGCACCCCAGTCATCCAGCGATGACACGCCATCAGTACCAACCGGAAATCCGTGGTTCGTCGTATCCTCACCGTCACACATAATATAAATCACAACAGTTCCCGGTCCCATTCCCCGGCGTCGGATCCACGCGCGAGTGATGCCTGAAACTGACAGCGCCCAGCCGCGATAATCGGTATCGCTCCCCCCTTGCGGGGGATTCTGATACGCGAGCAAACCACGCAAACGGAAATCCTCTTCCTTTTCAATGTCTGCACCGCCTGTTGCTGGTTCTGTCAGCGTCACGGTACTGTCAATCCCCGGCACGTTGGCATCCAGAGTTAACACAGTCCCTGCGTCTGCATTCCCGCGACTCCCGCCACCGGTCACATCATCGGAAATTTCAGGCAGAACAGCGGTAACGGATACAGAGGCATTTTTTGTTGCATCAATAAGGACATCAGCATCTGTAGTGTACTGGTATCCGTCTGCGCGGTTGAGGACGCTCCCCTTTTTTAACGTTACACCCGGCGTGCCGGGAATACGCGCTGCAGGCGAACGGGCTGCCGTGGCCGCTTTGCGATAAATTTGTTTTAATGCCATCCACCCCGCCAGCCACTCTTCTGTGGACGTAAACGGGTTCGTTTGCCGGGCAATATAATCCAGGTAGGCATAGTGCAGGTGAGCCATCCCGGCATCCATATCTGCCAGCACTTTCAGATTCCCGAAGCGGAGTAATGCACCCACCTTTTCCAGCTCTGCCTGCATGAACTGCCGGTTGTCGGTTCGCAGCTCACTGAGCGTTTTTCGTTTAAATGGCATTATTCAGTTGCTCCCATAACCAGAAGAATTTGAACTCCTGCCAGTCGCCGTCCGGTGGAAGATAACGGATGATAAGATTCAGCCTGTTGGGGAAGATGATTTCCGAAGTGGCCTGAATATCCCGGGCGATGCCGTCACTTTTCATCCACGCCAGCGCTTCTTCAGCGTACTGTTCTGCCCGCATGGCAACGTCACGAGTCAATTTCTCGCGACGCAATAACCAGAGCCGTGATCCAATAGGTTTCTCGTTATCCAGATCTCCCCACCAGCCACGGCGGTCAGTGCCTTCATACGGGTCATCCGAGCGCGCCAGGCCGTCTGTGAACAGGCTGATCAAAACAGCGGTTTGCATATCATTGCCGGAAGTCAGCACGCCGAAGTTTTCCTGCCAGTCGGCGTGCATCTCATCGACGTTCCAGAAGGATGAAATATCACTCATCGGTCACCTGCTCCGCTGTTTTTTCACTGGTGATGGTGCTATCGCCAGGCTGAACTTCTTTCACATCATGGTCATGATCGTTATAGGCATCACGCAGCTGTTTCAGCGTTTTACTGTTCGATTCACAGTTGTCCACGATATCGCCCGTGCATTTTAGTAATGGCGTGTTGGCCATGATGCTTTCACTGGCATTGATGGTGACAGTGGCTGCATTGATGACCTCAACATTTTTCCCTTTGGCATCAATGAAAATGCCGCTTTCCGTCAGGTGAATATTCAGTCCCCACTGGTTATAAACAACCGTTTCCCCCGACTGAAGGTCGGCATGGCGAAACCCCTGATGGTTCGTCGCGATAACCACCGGGCTCGAACGATCACCGCCCAGGAACGCCAGCACGACATCCGTGCCGGCCGGCAGCCCGGAAGAAAACCCAAACTCGGCAAGCCGGTGTGCGCTGGCGACCTCAAGCGGAGTCTGATACTGCACTGACTGGGTTCCGCCGGCGTCCTGCATGGCAGTGACCCGCCCAACCCCCAGCATGCTGGCGATACGGTTTGCAATATGTCGAAACTGGTTCATTGGCTGAATCCTGCTATCTGCTGGTAAAACGCATAGGGTTGCACCGCAAAGGCCTCTTTCGGCATCAACGTCAACCGGGCATGCGTGCCATCGCTGTCCCGCATAAACGTGACTTCCGCTATCAGCAATTCAGTGTTCGGCAGCCTGAGCGTGGGGAGGTCCACCGGGATCAGCGTATTGGGCTCCCACAATTTCCCGGCTTTATCCCGCCAGCTGTCTATCGTGACGCTTAACTGCTTTGATCGGCCGTACCGGCGGTTCATCTCCCAGTCGATGGCCCGCTGCGCCTGCTGCGAAGCCATCAATGTGCTTTCAACGATAACTATGCGTTTTCGGTACCGCATTCTGGCTGCTTCCGGGTCACGAGCCGTCGCCAGCGTCACCGAATCATAGGCCGTATCAGGTGAAAATCCGGCGATCGGCGAAACGGTCATCGAGACCCCAACATAGTCAGAGAATCGTTCCGACATATCGGTCCGGTAGTACGCCTGTTCGACGTTCTCTCCTTCCGCTACCCCGCTGGCCGCCCGCCGACGACCAACTCGAGTAAGGAGCAGGCTTCCATCCGGCAAATCGTAATAGAGCAGCGCGGACCACCGGGATACCCGTTCGATGATCTCCTGTGGAGATTCTCCCCAGTTAATCGTGAACTGAGGCACATCAACCAGATCGTCAACATCGCACGAAACGTTGATGCCGTACCATGATGCCAGCCGGGAGACAATGCTCAGCGCATCACTCCGGTTGATAACGTTATTCGGCCACTCAGCTGAACAATCCACCAGGTCCTGACATTTGCTTCTGCCATTTGCCTGAACCTCATGGCGCGCGCGGGTAATGGCGGGCTCCCAACTGTCGATGTAACCGGTCAGCACCAGATCGCTACCTATTCGCACTTCGCCAGACTGTCCCTCCTGAACCAGTTGTTTCTCGCTGGTTCCGGGGTAGTAATCCATCAGCCCCAGACTGAAATCAGACGGAAAGCGTTCGATACTCCGGGTCACGCGAACCGAGTCCCAGCCCTCGATAATTTTCCCGCCAACGTTGAGTGATACGATGTCCTGATCGCTCATTGTCTCAACACCTTCATGGTTATCGGCATAAATGCCGGATGTGGAACATTGGCCTCCTGGATCAACTCATTCGCGCGGGAGCCATCCTGGTAAAGACGATTAGCCAGCGTGAGCGCGGGCAAGGGGCTGGCGGTATTAATCTGCATGAGCTCGCTAAGCCCTTCGGAAGTCAGCTCCATTGCACTGAGGAATGACGCCCTGACCTGCATCAGCGCGTTATAGAGCTCGTCATCACCACGATCCCCGGCCAGAATGAGCGCCGTATCCAGCTGCGTGGCGACGCGCCGGGTAATGTCTTCCGCCTCATTACGACTTGTTGGGTTGGCGTCTGCGGCGGCAGAGGTCATTGCGCCACTGCACAAAATGACAATGAGCGTATTTATCGTCGCCGCAATTTGCTGGCTGCTTTCCGCGCGCTGGTATTCGGTACTGATCGAGGCGGCCAGCTTCTCAAATGCCGAAATCTTGTCGTTCACACCGCCAGCACTGTCCAGAATGGCGTTCACAACATCAGCAACACCCTGAACAAATGCGTCCGGGGTGGTCGAGGTGTTCAGAGTGGTGGTTTTGTCCAGCACCCCCTGACGGTCCATAACCGCCTGAGCGGTGACCTGCCCGGAGAGCGTCTGATAATCATCAACATCATCAGCATCCCGATCCCCTTTCAACCCCGATGAACTCCCGCCAACAACCCCTTTACTGTAGCGACCATAACGATTATTACCGAAGGTTGAGCTCAGCACGTTGCTGACGTTCGTCACCTCGCTGATGGTACTGTCCACCATGTTGGTCCAGAAGGCGATCGTTCCCTTAATCGTGTTAATCCCCTGCGTTACCCCACGGATTTCACTTTTCACTCGAGCGATAGTGCTGAGCACTGCCGTGCTGACCAGCTTCAGATAATTGGTTTTGACCGTCTCACCGGCCGCGGTACTGCCGGTCACTGCAAAAACTTTCAGCCCGGACTCGACAGCCATCAGCGTGAATTCAAAGACACGACCGGCATCTGCTGACCCGGATAAGCGAAGACCGTTTTCCGGTATGGCCACCGTCATTTCACCCAGGGTCGGGTGAATCAATGTGCCTGTGCCCTTCTCCTCACATGCATTGATGAGCGCCTGACGCTGGGTAATAACATCCCCGCCGCCATACATCTGGCTGTCCTGAATGAGGAAGCCACGAATAACAATCCGCCGGACACCACGCCCCATATCCTCTATCCAGGCAGTGTCACGATAAGGATATTCGTGCACCGCCTGGCGGCGACCGTGACTACCTTCCTCAGCAACAACGGCAAACGGGACACCCCGGAAACTGGAGGGTTGCAGTTTGCTCTGCCAGTCATCACTGGTATCGCCGCCCATCAGTGAAGAAATCGCATCCTGAATAATCGGCATTTGAACTCCAGGTATAAAAAAACCCGCCAGTTGGCGGGTTCATTGATTTTCGATATCTACAGGTTATCACTACAAAGACTTTTGGCCGCAGAGTACGCCTGACTTAGCCCATTAAGGGAAAAGTACATATTGGATGAACCGCGCACTTCCCCATTGCCGCTTGCTGGAACCCAGATAGCGAGATTCCCTCGACTTCCTGAATTCACTAATTTATTTAAGGACAACTTCTTGAATTTAAAGAATGCGAATTCTTCACCTTGAAGCATCTTAGTTTCTACCGCTTCAGTATCCTCTTTTTGCCCTGGGATTTTATAAGAAAGAGGCACATGGCCATTTGCGAGGTTTTCACTATATCCCCCCATAAGCATGCTCATCTCAGCCAAGGAGGGTTTACATTTTTCAGAAGTTGTCAGATAAAAACTTAAGTATGTCTCCTTGAGATTTTGATTGAGCGCCTCTGTCGCCACTTTATAAATAATCTGCTTGTCTGCCGCGAACTCAACAATATTCCAATCGCCGATCTTAAAGGCTTTCATTGCCCTGTCTGTATAGTCAGTTGCATGCAAGGCCGGGGGTATGAGCCCTATAGCCACTGCGATCAATGAGCAAAGAGATTTCTTCATGCTTCCCTCACCAAAATTTAGCATTCACCCAAATTTATTGCGTATTTTAGTAATTCATGGGTAAGGTTATCCGACCTCCGCTCTGAGTTTCAAACACTTTCCGATCCCCTTTTTCATTAACCGTCGTTATTTCGAGTTTAAGCTTGTTATCTTCCATAGCGCTTTTGAACGATTTGGTTATATCGTTTACGGATACAGAACCCGCACCCGATGTGGGCTGAACAATGCTGCCAGGCCTCTCCTGATTAATGCCTGATGGGTTCCCACCCGTATCGCCGCTGATAATGTCCTGGTAATACCCTAAAACCGCACCAGGATACGCGGCGTTCTCCCGCCCCCAGCGACTACGATCATAGCCGCCATTGTAATAGCGTAACGCTAACGGGATGTTTCCACCCGCATTCCGCATATTTTCCGCCATAATCTGCGCGCCTGCAAAAATGTTCTGCCGAGGATCGGTCCAGTCTGTAATGCCTGTAGACTTAAAATTAGACGGTATAATCTGCATAAGCCCACGGGCTCCAGCTCGACTAATGGCATAGGGGTCACCCCTGGATTCCTGCTTCATGATGGCTTTCAAAAGACGAGGATCCACGCCGTACTTTCCGCCCGCCTCACTGAGGAGATCGTCATACTGGCTGGTATTGTCGTTCTGGCGATAAGGGATTTTTTCATTGCCGGGGGCTTTTTGCGGCGCAATCACCGACATGTCACCACGCAGACGCTCTGCAGCATCAGTCGCGCCGTATTCGGCATCGTAACGTTTACGAACAGCATCGGTCATAAAACCGGCATCGACCGCCCCGCGCTCCCGGCGCGTGAGTTTATTATAAAGCTCTTTGTTGCCCTGAATGCGCCGTAACTTTTCAGCTTCATCCGTGTTGATAAAGCCGGCGGCGTGGGATAGTGCAGTCAAATCACCGTTGGTGAGCAAATCCGTAACGCCTTCCAGTCCGTTCTTAACGGAACCATCAGACATAACAAATTTCAGCACTTTTTTTTCTGATTTATTGATTAAGCCATCCCAGGCAGCGCCCAGCTCATTCATCGTCACGTTGACGTCTGAAAGCTGTTTATTCAGCCCGGGATCAACGGTCAGACCAAACTCATCAGCTTTCGCCAGCAGTTTTTTATAATTCGCGCCTTCACGCATCAGTGTCAGCAGTTCTGGCGTCAGACCCAGCCCGTCAGCAACGGATTTTTGCTGGTCAGGTCGCAGGGTTGGGAAAATTTTCGCAATCGACTCCAGTGTTTTGAGGGTATTCACTGAGCCATCACTGTTCTTTTCGATCTGCGCGCCAATTTGTGCCATTGCGGCCATAACACCCGCATTCTTACCGCTGGCTGCCTCATTGAGTGCTTTGAAAATACCCTCAATGGATGAGGCCGCACTTTCACTGTCTGCCCCCAGAATACGCATCGCGCCAGCCAGTTGCGTAAAATCCCGGACGCTCATAGCGGTGTTCTGCGCATGGGTATCGAGGTTGTAAGCCTCTTTTGCCGCTTCCCTGAAACCGTCAGCAACCTTTTTTATTCCGTATCCGACAACGCCGGCCGCACCAAAGGTAGCCATTTTACCGGCCAGCTCACCGACGATCTTCAGTGGAGGAATGATATCTCCGATGAACTGGACGTTATCCCGTGCACTACGGGCCATTTTATCCAGCCGTCCGCCGACATCATCCAGGCTATCAACCGTCTCATCACCGCCGAGGTTAAGCTTTTCCTGCGTCTCATCCAGGTGAGGGAGCAGGTTTTTAATGGCCTCGTTGATTTCATCAATGGTGGCGCTGACCCTGTCGTCCGCAATCAGCTCGAAATCGAATGCGTTACTCATCGCCCTGACCTCCGGACTTCAGTTTATTAATTCGCTTCGCCTGCGCCACCCACCAGAGCAGCCGTTTCTGGGTCATACCCCACGCCCTATCGTCACTCCACCCGAAATAGAAGGTGACGTCTGCCGCCACCTCCTGCCATGCGGTCAGGGCTTCCAGTTCAAAAAACCGAGCAGATACTCCTTACATTTGCAAAAATCCACATAGTCCATCGGTGCCAGTACGCTTTCTCGGGTGTCTGTCACCAGAGCGATCAGTAAGCGCATTGCAGCAATCGAGGTGGAGGATTCCTGTTTTTCGTAGAACTTCTCAACCTGAGTCAGCGTGGGGGCCTTCAGCTCCAGCTGCTCATAACGTATTTTTTGTGCGGCATCTTCCAGGGGAATGGTCAGAATAATGCTCTTCGAACGTTCTAATTCAGCCATTAATTAATTCTCCGTCACGTCGCGGCCTTCCCAGCGAACATCAAACACGGCATCTTCGCTTTCCACTTCCTGAACGTTGACCGTCCAGAGCGCGCGACCAATAATCGTTTTCCCGTTCGCCAGTTCGGCAATTACGTTAACGTTGGTCTGCCCGTTAAAACCCCGAACACTGGTGCCGCCGCTGTCACGCAGGCGTGCTGAGATATACCCGGCAACCGGTTTTTCCTTATAACCATGCACACCATCCATACCCGTCAGCGTAGAGCGGTTAACAGTGGATGGCTGGTATTTAAAGGAACCTTCCACCATGACTGAAATACCGTCCACGGTGACGTAGGCGGTACCGGCCAGGCGGTTAGAAGTGTCAGCCATGATTTATGCTCCTGTTGATTCAGCCTGCAGGCGGAACTGGTTAAGCAGCGCAAAAATACGCAGCTGATTGATGAGCGTTCCCGGCCACAGCACGTCAACGCGGTTCGGATTGGACGAATTTTGTTCAACGATAATATTTTTCGCGAACGCTTCTGCATCCTGGGCGTAACCGTTAAACACCAGCGTCTGGTATTCGGCGATCTGGTCAGCTTTGATGATGTTGGGCGTCACAATGGGCTGACCCGGTGCAAAACGGGTCCCGTCAGCAGCCAGTTTCATGCGTCCAAACTTACTGGTCACCGCTGTGCGGAGATAGCGGGTCACGAACATCAAGCTGAACAACGTTTCCACCTGCAGATAGCTGTCATCTTCATCGCCATAACTGTTTTTCTGGTAGGTGGTGATGATATTTTCTACGTTGACCGTCCCGTCGTCGGCGACGGTGTACGTTGAAATGCCGCTATACAGCAGGTTGTTACGCTCAGTGAGTTCGAAACGGTCCTGCAGATCTGGCGCCAGTACGCCATATACCGGCAGGCTCTGCAGCGGACGGCCCGGATCATTACGCAGGCTCGGGGCAATGGCTCCGGTCAGCGCAGCAGACCAGATATAACGAGGCGTTGGAGAGCGATAGACGCCCAGCAGCGTTTCATGCTGGTTATTTCTGGCCCCTCCTTTTGTTCCCAGCTCAGCGTAGGTTCCCGACGTTGTGCCGAAGGCGTGCCCGTACAACTGTTTATCCCACGCCCAGCGGCCGGAAGCATCGTTCAGAAACGCCTTCATGGCATCAAGAGAGGCCGTATCGTCGTAAGGGTTGATGATGAAATCGAACGTTTTATCCTGCAGATTGCCGAGTGCATCCACAAAATCCGGCGCGCCGGCGCCGCCTGCCATCGAGGTAATGGTCAGGGTGAGACCTGCAGGTGTCGATTCCCCGCCCTGCGTCCCCAGATAGTTGAGGCGAATATCAATCCCGTTACCCAGGAGCCCCCTGTTTTTTGCCGTGAACTCCACCGTGTCAGTGGCATCCGATTTAACAGCTGCTGTAACCGGGAGGTCAGTTTTTCGGGCGATAGCGGCGACCAGTGCCGCAGCGATTTGCGCCGGCGTATCGGTTGCCAGCACGGTGAGCTGCACGCGGGTCCCGGCGAGGTAGAGAGAGATTACGCCCGTCTCAGACGCCTGTGACGCAACCTTGATACTCCCCTTCGCAGCTACCATTGACCCGGAGTCGTCCGCCAGCGGCAGGATCCAGATTTCAGCGGCTGTATCATTCTTCTGATAGGCGGTCATCATGCCATGCAGTTGTGACCCCTTGCCGGTCAGTTCACTAACACCATTGGCGGAGGAAACTTTAACGGGGATATTGACCTGCGTCGAACCAGCAGCAAGCATCTGGCCAATCAGCAAGGTTCGTTGCGTCGCCGTCGCAGTATTGGCCATAGAGTTGTCGAACTCGACGTAAAACAACGGCGTCCGGAGATTACCGGGTACGCGTGAAAACGGAACGGTCATTTAAGCGTCCTCTTTTTTAGCGGTGTTCTTCACACCTTTTTCCAGCACCAGGCTGACATCACCATCCTTCAGACGGCGGCGCCAGAAGGTATTATCCGGGACAACCGCGCCTTCTACAGGCAATGGCTCCCCCCGGACGGGACAGCGAACGCTAAGCCCGTCTTTTGGTTTTACAAACATGGATTACTCCTGAAGGTTAATACTGAGACCCGGGCGCAGGGTGCCATCCGGCATTTCGACGGTGATGTCTATCCCTTCCAACGGAGGCGGGTTGATGGGATAAAAATCTTCCGGCCCCTGATAATGTTCGATGTCGATCTCAAACAGCAGCTGACCCAGATGCGCTTCACCCTCGCCATCAACGTCAATCGTCGAACGGATTTCCGCGTACTTCTGGATTTTACGAGTGAGCTCGTAGCTGTTGATGACCGCCCTTTCTACCTGCTCGCGCAGGTCCTCCAGCGCCTCCTCGGCCCGTAGCGCCCCATCATCATCGGTTTCCCCGTCATATTCCTGGACGCGGCCAGTGATGCGGACAGTGGTTACCGTGGTGAACGCCGGCGTATTCCGCCCCTGCGCCTTTTTATGGTCAAACGGGGTTTGTACCAGCAGCACCGGATAAAGCGCCGCCGAGGTTGGCCAGTCCCGCGGGGAATAAACGCGGTCGCCGGCATCGGTGTGCCCGACCAACGCCGTCACCACCATTTTGCGAATAGCTGATGCATTCATCGTGCTTTCACCACATTGAGAACAAGGCGGGATCCGCCATGACTGTCAGGCTCGACATTGGAAACAACGAATAACTGATTAATGACGTGTCCGCCGACGGTTTTAATAAACACCCGGTCCGATACTTCAGGCTGAGGTTTTCCCAGCTTGCGGAACTCGGCATCACGTACACCGAGCATCGGACTGGAGGTATTGATCACTGAATCCCCATCGAGGTTTTCAGCAGCCTGGGCATACCCACGGTCAAAAATGCCGTTAATCGTGAAAGGAGGAGTACCGTCTTTAGGGCGGTACTCGTGTTCATCGCCGAAGACGCCATGTAGCGGACTCAACAGGTGTAAATCCCAGTCCACTCCCATCGCGCTTACTCCGTAGTAATTTTCACGCCACGCGCAGCAGATAACGCACGCTGCCGAAGAACCTGAACATCGGCGATCACACCTGCAGCCAGCAGACGTTCTGCGTCCTTACCGGAGACCGGAATACGCAAATTTTCGCGGTAAATCTCGCCGTCATGGCGAATGCAGTTCCCCTTCAGAACGACGTATTCAGGGGCAGCGGTTTCATCTTCATCGCCATCCGCTTCCTCTGCTGAATCACCGTCTGTTTCGTCATGCTGTTGGTTATCCTGAACGATGCCTCCTGCATTCAGATCGTCAACATTCAGGACTTCTTCGGCGGTGCCTTCCGCATTCAGGTCATCCACCGACCCGGTTTTGATTGTTTTAGCCATATCAGACCACCGTTGCGCAGAGGGATGCGTTTACCCGGCTCGGAATAACAAGCGGGGAGGATTGCATCAGGATAAGGCGTTGCGCTGGATCTTCTTTCACCCAGGACTTGGGCGCATAAGCCAGCGGGCCATAGTTGAATGCCGGGTCCAGAATCACACCAAAGGCACGGGTGCCCATCAGGTCCGCGCCGCTCATGATGACAGCGCCATCAGGGATCATTGGTTTCTCGACATTATCAAGCGGGTCAATAAACCAGTCGTTATACAACCAGAGGTCAAAGTTACCCCAGCGGCCTTTATAGATAGCTCCCTTCATGACCTGCGGGCCCGCATTAATCTGGTTACCAAACGGGCTCAGCGCCGGAAATGTGATGGCGTTATCCTTGATGGTGGTATCGAGTCGGAATGCACGCCATGACTTATTCGTGAAGACCAGGTCGGTGGCGACAGAACCGGATTCTTTCAGGAAAGTGGTCTGCCAGACTTCGATATCATCAGAAGGTTGGGTATTGGTCGCGCCGGCGGCAACGGTCAGCGGCCATTTGTCCGAACCGCTCAGGGTGATGGTCAGGTCGGAAGCACGACCAAAATCCACCACTTTAGTTTCGTAACCTTCCCCGGTGACCGTGACGGTCCCGGACACCAGCGCGCTGGCCGCCATCCACTCCAGACGACGGTTGATCATGTCGATCTGGTCAGTCATTTCAAACTGCAGATTTAACATTTCACGTTCGGCGGCAGTGTATTCGCCACCAATTCGCTCGCCAATCTGACGACGAATCGGTTTACGCAGATCAGGGGCGCGCTTGTCTTTGATGTACGCAGGTTTAAAGGTATTGGTCTGGTATTTACGGGACTCGACCAGCTTGCCCTCCACCAGCGGAGAGACAAACGGCGCCATACGACGCAGGCCGACATCGACATCAATCGCCACTTCTTCAGTCTCATAGGTCACGACATTCGGGAAGAAGCGATCCAGTAACCAGTTCTGACTGGTTTTCAGGTTAGGAACGACCTGTGCCAGCACGCTGGTATCAAAAATATTTTCCATATTCAGTCTCTTGATAATGCCAGCTGCACGCTGGCAAAAATTGGAATGAGTCAGCCCCTGCCGGTTAAAGCATTAGATCAGGAGTGAGAGGGGTAAATCAGGAAGTGGCTACAGGGGCCTGAGTGCTGTCTTTCAGGAAAATAGCCAGCGGACGCAGCGCGGTTTTCATTGCCGCCAGAGTCCATGACGCATCGACAATGATTTTGTTCTGGTTGAACTCGCCCATCAGATACAGTCCGCCATTCTGGTCAGTGGTGGATGCATCAACGTCATCAACCAGAATTGCCGCCGGCGCTTCACTACCATCGGTGGCTGTTTTCACACTCAGCTTATACTTCCCGCTGGCGGTGACCACTCCCAGTACCGCTCCGCACTTATATGCACCGCCGGTGATAATACCGGTATCGGTAACCAGCTGGAGCGTCCCGGCAATGAGCTGATCAGGAACGAACAGGGCGCTTTTCATACCCGGCGCAAACGGATTCTGACCAAACTGATCCATTATTTCTCTCCTTTAGTGGAGTTGTAGAGACTGGTCATTTTGTTCACCAGTGTCGATTTACCGCCGGCTTTGTTTTCACCATCCTGCCCAAGCCGGACATTCTCGCTTTCCTGCATGCGCTGATCGAGAGAGCGCTTGCGCGTCGCCTGGGGTTGAGTAGCTGGCGCGGTAGATGCCAGAACGTCGATAGCAGCCGCAGCGCTCATCCCGGTGTTGAATGCGAGCGAGGCGGCCAGCGATGGATTCGCAGCGGCATGCTTACTACCGAAGATGCGGGCGCAACGTTTACGCTCAGCAATGCGGGCACTTTTAGCCGCTTTGCCTTCTTTGCGGTCGTCGTCATCGTCGGGATCATCCTCTTCGGAAGCATCCGGATCGTCATCATCATCTTCCGCATCGTCGTCGCGTTCGTCTTCTTCGGCGTCGTCGTCACGCTCATCGTCTTCCGCATCATCATCGCGCTCGTCTTCTTCCGCGCGACGGGCTTTCGCCTTTTTGGCTTTTTTATCGTCTTCCTCTTCGGAAGCCGACGCGCCAAGTCCAATAAGGTGGGCAAAACTAAACGGTTTCTTTGCCATTTCAGGCTCCTGTTTTTTCAAGTAAATGTCTGAACGCAGCATCCGGAGGGCATACCTCATCAGCCAGTCCAAGCTCCACACCATCAGCAGCCATAAAACAGGCGGCCTGCGTACTTTTAATCACCTTCGGGCTGATCCCGCGATTTCTGGCGACGGTATTCACAAATAATTCCCCCATCGCGTTAATATCCCCCTGGATGGCATTGAACGCTTCTTCAGAGAGTTCACGTAATGGCGAGCCTTCTGCTTTACGGCTTCCGAAGGTAATGATCGTCACTTTCAGACCGTCGTCTTTAATTCGCTGCGTCCAGTCCAGGTGCATGGTGATGACGCCGACTGAACCCACGCCGCCGGTTCTGGGAACGGAAATACGGTCAGCAGCGCTGGCAATCGCATACGCCGCGGAATACGCATTTTCGGTCAGAATGGCATGGATGGGTTTCGTGCCCCGGGCGTTGTAGATTTCATCAACGAGATCAAAACAACCGGCCACTTCACCACCGGGCGAATCAATATCAAGGCAGATGCCGTTAACTTCCGGGTCCGCCAGCGCGGTCAGAAAGGACTGGCGGATGCCGTCATAACCGGTCATGCCGCTATACGGTCGCAGACTTCCCAGTTTTTGAACCAGCGTACCGCAGATGGGGATCACGGCGACCCCGGCCACGTTGTCATATCCGGGGTCGCGTTTTGACTCCCGACCACGTTTGTCGTCGTAGCCGTACCAGTCATCGTCTTCCATCGCCAGAGAGGATTCGATTCTGCTGATGCCAAACCGGTCCATAACCGCGGCCATGATGACCTCGGCTTTATTCGGATGAAGGGCCAGCGGCGTATTAAACAGACGTTGCGCCAGATGAGGTAGATTCACTTTTCCTCCGGATCTTTGATTGTCTCGCTGGCGAACTTGTCCGCCTGCGCCCAGCTGGGTAATGGAAGCCCGCGTTTCAGGCAGGACTCAATTTCGAGCTGCCGTTGGTCAAGCACTTCTTCCCAGTCCTCACCGACGTTTTCCCCCACTTCAATTTCAAGCGTGGAAAGCCCCGCATCCAGACCAAGAATGGCGCCTTTTTTCTCTGCAACCGGATCCACCCAGCCGCGGCCCGGCCCCATCCAGCGCGCGCGGGAATAGGCGGCGCGGGCCTCTACAAAGTCAGGCGCACCTGCTGGCAAGGGCAAATCTTCGTTATCGTGAACTTCCTCAACAAAAGCCGTCAGAATGGGCTGTGCAGTACCCATAGAGAAATCATCACGACGTCGGGTCAGCGTCTTCCATGCTTCCAGCAATGAAGATCGCGCGGAACTGTAGTTAACATCTGACCAGTCCTGAGTGACCTGCTGCGGAGAAAGTCCGGTACCGGACGAGAAGTTACGCAGCACGGCCGATTCGAACACCTCAAAGTTGCTGTACGGCCGGGCAGCGTTAACCGTTGTGATTTTTTCACCAGGGTAAAGAATTGGCATCCGGGCGCCATTTTGCAGAGTCAGCCGGCGGTCATTGTGAAATTCCACACGGCCGTCCTGATAGGCACCCAAACTGGTGTCATCGAAGTTTTCCCCCATCGCAGCCTGAACCATTTCGGAATCGTACGGTGACTCGATATAGGCTGCGAAAATGGCATTCAGAATGGCGGCCTCCAGTTCGCTCTGGTCATATTTCACCAGCATTTTCAGACGCTGAATGACCGGCGTCAGGATGCCATTGCCGCGGTGTTGAGCACCCCGCTCATGGTCGAAATCATGGACGACATGCGGACGCCCCCAGGCGGTTTCACGGGGTATACGCCGCCATGTCATAGTTTTGGCACCGCTCCACCAGTCGCCGATATGCGCCTCACGGATGTGATAAGCAATCGGTGCGCCGTCCTCATCAATCTCCACGCCACCGCGAATATTCGGCATATCGAAATTCTGCTGTGGGTTACTGAGCCTGTCAGGATCGACGACCTGAACAGTGGTGGCATATCGTCCCCTGCCCCGCCCCAACCGGTCAGGCCGGTACTGGAGGACCATCAGCGCATCCCCGTCAATCAGCTTGTGGCGAAAGGCCAGGCGCAACATCTGCGGCACAGTCAGCTTGCGTTCAACATCGCAGTACCGCCCGGTGTCATATGCCCAGGTGCGCCAGTGCGCCTCCAGCGCTTTGCCGTACTCTTCAGCCCATGTTGAATCGAAGGATTTATTACCGGTGACCATACGCAGCACCCGGTAATCGGGTTTCATGATGGGCCTGAAATTGGCGCCGACGGCGTTATCCAGAAGACGGGTTACGGCGCCGTTCGCCCACCCGTCATTACGGACCAGGTCACGGGCACGCGAAACAATGCGATCGCGATAAATGTTGATTTCGTTGTCCGGCGACCATAGCGCTGGTTGCCAGTTCGCCAGCTGATCACTAAACGAATCGGCGGCGTCATAAGGTACCCGGCTGCCGCCCGTCAGCATGCTGGGCCGCGGTGCGCGATACGGGGTACCATCCGGGCCAAGTATTTGCACTTTATTCATCAGAATCGAAACCTCACTGGCTTACGTGGCCTCACGACAATACCCAGATACGCCTGTAGAAGCTGAATCAGCCCCAATAGTTCGGACAGTGTGGTTTGCTGGTAGGACACGGAGCGTGTTCCGTCTCCCTGCGTATAGGAAAATGAAACACCGTGGCTCCCTGCGGCTAAGTCAACGTAAGCATCCTGGGCTTTAGCTAATGCTGCCCGCGCCTGATCATCACTCATTCCAGCCAGCAGGCTGGTATTCCGGTTGAACATGGTTTTCCTTATTGCGGCAGGAGTTTAGAAATTTGCTTACGCTTAACTGGCGCGGGTTCTTCAATAACCGCGCCGGGTAACTCGTAGCTGATTTTTTCTTCTGGTACGGCAGGTGCCGGCAGGAATTTTTCAGGGTTGGCTTCAAGGTTTGCGGCCCGAACGTTGAGCTTTAATCCCATATGTTTGAGTCCACACAGTGCGGCGTAGCTGTAAACCAGGCAGTCGAGCGCTTCGTTCGCCCGCCCCGGTATCTGTTCCCAGACACTGAAGCGCTGGCCTGCAGTCACTTTGTAAACCAGACGTTCGGCCAATAGCTGATTGAAATATCCCAGGTCCCGATCATCAGGGAAATGCATATAACCCGCTGCGGCTGCGCCCGGTGCGGGAGGGTCCAGGTGGAGGCGACCACGCACAACATCCTTGGCAGAGTTCACACCGATGATAATTGGCCGGAAACTGGCTTTGCTTTTCGATGTCGGGCGCTTTGTCGGCCAGACAGGGTTACGCCTGCCGCTTTGAGCAGACTCACCTTTGATCGCCCAGACACGACGTCCCAAACGCTCCTTAGCAAATTCGTAGACCTTTTGCGTGTGGTGGCCGCCGGAGTCCATGCATGTCGCCATGATGTTCAGTCCACGACCATCACCCCGGCGCCAGATCTGTTTCAGGTATGCATCGAGTCGTTTCCACGGTTCATCCGTTTCCAGATCGCCATAAATCACATCGTGGGAAACCGACCATGATTCCTCATCCCTCCCCCAACCGGTGATCGTGATTTCGAAGCGATCATCCTGGGTATCTACGCCTGCAGTTAACAAAGCCACGCCATCAGGAACGATGGCCGGGAAGACTTCACGACGCGCCAGCAGAATATCAACCGGCAGCTGTTTGCCGTGGTTGGGTCTGTGTGGCAATCCCATTTGCGTGTTCCACCAGGCTTGCTCTTTATCCGGATCCCCCTTCGCCTTGATATATTTTCCCGCGATATCCGACGGTTTATCTTTCTGCCAGGGGCTGAACAGTTTGGAAGCCTGATAGCCGGCATGGTGGTTATCGACAGCCTCTTTTCCGCAATCCGGACAAATCGCCCGGTAGACCGCATGCCGCGGTGATTCGGACCATTTCCAGACAGCAGCCACGCTATTTTCATCATTCGCCCGCCAGGCCTGATCGTACTCAAGCAACGGGGAGTGGCGAGAACCGCAACACTCAAACGGCCGGGTCTGATGCCAGCGGATAGTCTGTAATGCCCGGAGACGTTCGCCTTCAGACCAACCGGCGCCGCAGCACTCGCAGTGGATCATGGCTGATTTCGTCAGGTGTTTATCACCCTCTTTCGGCCACTGAACGTGTTTGAAAAAATCCAGAAACTGCCGATGCCCGCAGTGCGGACAAACAACAGAGGCCCGGCGCTGATCAGATTCGGCATAGCTGTCAGCAATCCGGCTTTCGTCCTCAACGGTCGGCGAACAGGCGCGAACGGAAAGCCAGGTCAGGCCAAACGTTGCGGTTCGTTCCTCCGCGAGGGTTATCGGATCCCCCTCTCGGGTAATCGGGTATTTATCCACCTCATCTGCCAGAAGTACGCGGATAGGTCGGCGTGCCAGGTTGTCCGGGCTACCGGCGCCAGCCAGCGCCAGAAATCCGCCCGTAAACGCTTTGTAGAGGATGGTTTCTTTCGAACTCTTCTGTTTTGAGTCGCCGATGATTTTCCGCAGTGCCGGCGTCACCCGCACCAGCGGGCTGATACGCTCTTTTGAAAACTGCTCTGCCGCCTCTTCTTTCGGCTGCAGGAGCAAAATCGGGCACGGGTCGAGGTGAGCGAAATAGCCGAACAGGTTTTCAAGCAATGCCGTTTTCATCAGCTGCGTGCAGCACATCACCGTGACGACATGCACGCCGGATTCGGTCGCCGCCAGCATCGGACCACGGGCAATTTCTACAGTCGAGGTCTCCCAGTTCCCTGACGTGCTTCCGGCCTCCTTCGCCAGCTTCCGAAAGTCATCCGCCCATTGCGGAACGCTGATACGCGGCGGTGGTGTCCATCCTTTTCTGACACTCAGTTGAAGCCGTTCAATCTTCAGCTGAGTTAAATTCTGGCTCTCCGAGGACTGAGATATGTTTGTGGACATGTTCGATCAGCACCTCTGTCATCCTGTCCGCCGGCACATCCAGATCAGCGGCCATAAGCGGTGCCACCCGGGAAGGCCAGTTCATCCAGGCATCACGCTGTTGGCGAAAGGCGTTGAAAAGAATCTCCTCGGCGGCGACCAGTTCAATCGTCTGGCCACTGTCTTTTTCATACTGAAGTTTGGCCAGCAGAGCCATATAGTTTTCGCGCACCCGCGCGGCTTCCTCCCGGGTAAGATCGGCACCTTCGGTAAGGATAATTTTTCTGGCAGTGTCTTCAAGTTCATCACCGACATCATCAACGACCGCCGGCGTTTTCTTTTTCTTCGCGTTCGATGTGCGCGGATCCTTTCCGTCACGGTTTTTCTTCAGTGCGGCATCGCTCGCTTCAACATCAATCAGGTCACCGTCCATCACGATGAAACGGCCGGCTTTAATCCAGCGCCCAATCGTTTTGCGATCGACGCCTGAGTGCTGCGCATACTGGCTCTGATTCATCATGGTCATGGGACATCACCTGGGACATTTTGGAGTTGGGACATTTACCTGGGACATTTTTGCAATGTCCCACACGAATGTCCCACTGGAATAAATGGAATAATCCGTGCTGGCTCTGGCGTGGCTGACGATCCCTTGAGGTGGGACATGGGACACAAAATAAAAAGTTGTAGCTACAAAAACACCGCGGCGCGCAATGCCCGTACCTTACAAAAGTCTCAGGAAGGACCCAAAACCCAGAAGGGGATCTCCGCACCCTGATTTGCCTGTCATTTCGCCACATCAGGCTCAATGGTATGCTGGCAGTTCTCACACAGCCCGCAAGGATAAGAAATGGCAAAATTTAGTGTTCGTGTCGAATTGAGAAATTCTCAGGATGCTGATTACGATGAACTTCATCAAAAAATGGAGGATCAAGGGTTTTCCCGAACTGTTGCAATGACGACGAGTGATAGCGTTCTCATACTACCTAATGCCGAATATAGCTATGAAAGCGAGACAAAAGATAAAGCTGCTGTCGGTGAGTTAGCTGAATCAATTGCAGAAAAGATACGCAAGAATCCCAAAATCATGGTAACTAAATCAGGTGGCCGCTGGTTCGCCAACCTTGATGATGCTTAACCCTCATGATCACCTGAATCAAGGGCGTTTTTTGCTAACCAAATGCGGGCTTCAGTGCCCGCATTTGGCTCTAACTCCTGAAGACGCTTTACATCCTCAAGCAGCAGCGCGATAACATATTTAAATTCTTTTTCATCCACTTCAGTACCCTCTCACTAATTCATTGAATAGGTTATTTTGCTGTCCTGATAGCTTCAGCTATAGCTCGGCTCAGTGCGGCAGGCATCAATGCTTCAGCCATCGCCTTTGAGCGGTCCATATACCCGAGTACAGGAGTCACAGGAAGCGCATCACCAAACCTCACCAGCATCTTAGGTGCCCGATGTTTTGGCTTAGGCCTACGTGTACCGTTAGGAGAGCGTTTGGCCCTTTTCTTCTTCGCCGGTTTTGGTTTACGACGCTGCCAGACTGCATTGACATTGTTCACATCACCAATGAACACGTTCGACTTTGCTTTTAGCTGCGAAAGTTTATTTCGCGGCATGTTGCCGTATTTGTTCAGCTTGATGTTTTTGGGGTTGAGCAGCGCCTGGCTGTTCAGCTTATGCTCGCCACCAAACTCGAAAGGCTCCAGATACTCAGCGGCGATATCACGCACATAAACTTTCGCGCGGAGGTTGTTCTTTCTGGCCCCCGATGAGCCCACAGCATTAACCGTGAACGGCGTCGGCGATTCCAGCTTTCGCCCCAGCGCGACTTTTTGCGCTGCGGCAATTTCTCGCACGACTGTTGTCATTGCCTGAGCAGTGGCGAAGGGTATTTGTTTCTGCAACTGCGTTAACTGGCGGGAAAGATCCTTCAGAGTTGCCATGTTTACCCACCATTAGTTAAGCCATTAAAAAAGCCACCCGAAGGTGGCCTTTGCGATGGCGATAAGCGTCACTTTGTAGGCAATGGCATCCATCGCAACACTTCAAATCGCGAGTGTGCTACAACGCCAGTAAAACCGAAGATTGCTTGATTAGGTTCCCCAAAACTATCGAAACAGCCAACAGCAATTCCTTTGTCAGTATCGAGAATAACCATTCCAAATGGTCGAGGAACTCGCTCACCAACGTTAATCCATTCCATAATGCCCCCAAGTTTTCATGTGGTGATTAAGATTAACACAATGATGAAGGGGCATATCTTCTATCGGTGAGATGTACGGGAGCATTATCGAAGCCACTCGGTGAATGGCTCCTGTAATGTCCAATAAAAAAGGCCGCATCAGCGACCTTAGTCTTTGTATTTTTTATTCGAAACCTTACTGGTTCAGTCATGTATAGAACCATCCTAATACACCAGTAATAATTGCAATAACGATAAACGTGATTGCTGTTTTACGCATTAGTACACCGTAAAATGCCAATGACATCCCGATACACAGAACTATCAAAACTGGCCACATGCTGAGCAAAAGCAATAAGTAAGCGTCGATACCGCTGTGAATAATCATATTTACCCCAAAAATACGACAGTCTGACCTTCCATAGCTTTTACACTTCATCACTTGAGATCATGTAACCGTCCTTAGTGTAATCGGACATTATCACAGGCACTCAGTGAATGCCTATTCAGCAGGGGCGATGTCGATGAAATACTCTTTCCCCTGCTCAAACTGCTCTGCCGCTGCGGGGTTAGAGATGACCATCTGCAGTTGACCGCTGGGGGTATACTTCGACCAGGTTTCGTTCTCCGTACTGCCAGTCGTTACCGCGATAAGGTGGACGACAGCCGTAGAGTTATCCGGCGATTTATTGATGCTGTTACATTGAAATTTTGCACGAACGGACATGGTTTTCTCCTGTTTGGGTTTCGGGTACGGGCTTCTTCCCGCTATAGAGTGTGAAATCAGCAGCATGATGGTTCCCTTATTTCAGGCACTGCGTGCGGATGTAGTCCTGCTACTGACGCTTAGAGTCAGCCTGCCTGATGTCAGCCTTATCCCGGTTGCACTGGCCCAGCGCCGACAGCAGGCTGACATTCAAATCCAGGCTTTGGCCCCACGTCATTTTGTCCGGGATATCGGGATATGGCGTTTCAGCTGTCAGGCTGGCCGGTAGTGGCACTACTGGCACCTTGACGTAAACGGTCTTTGTATTGCTGCAGCCGCTTAACTGCGCTAGCAGGAATATCACGGGGAGCGCAATCATCATTCGCAACAGCAACCCGGATATCAGCCGAGGCTCCCGATGCGTCCAGTGCGATCTGCTCTTTAGCATGCTGGTTAGCCTCGACGATGGAGTTGAAGATGGTCATGGTGGTCAAGACGTTGGAGGTGATGGCCTGAGCGGTATTTACCTGCTGCTCAGCAGTTTCAGCTCTGGATTCCTGCTGGCTGGCGGCGTTGTGGTAATGCATAACCAGCCAGCCAAGGCAGACGACCAGACAGATAACCACAGCGCTGATAATGGCGGTTAAGCGGCTCATTGGTCCAACCCCCAGCACGTCAATGCGCTTTCCTGGTCACGCCGCTCAACCTGACCGTAACAGCCATTCTTTTGACCTTTGGTCAGCCGGCAATCGCGTCCACCGTCTTTAATCCACCAACGGATCGCTTCACACGCGCCTTTGCGGTCACCGGCATTGATTCGTTTGTAGAACGTAGAGGGGAAGCATTTACCAGGTCCGATGTTGTACGGACAGAATGACGCGATACCGACTTTTTGCGGTGCCGTTAGAGGAACCTTGATATTCCGGTCTACCCAAGCCAGCGCCTTGTCGCGCTCGATGGCGTTTACCTGGTCACATTTGGCCTGCGTTAACTTCATGCCCTGCGTTACAGGCTTGCCATCAACCTGGGTTGCTCCCCGGCATATCGTCCAGACGCCAGAACCATCACGGTAAGCCGTCAGGCTGTTACCCTCTTTCTCATTCAGGAACTGATCCATAAGAACGGGAGCTGATGCGCCGGCGGCGATAAGCGCCAGCATGGCCGCGCTGAGTTTTGTTTTCAGGTTAGCCATCGCTATTCATCCTGCGGTGGCGGGCCACCATAACCACGATCAAGGGACTGCTGATACATTTTCGTCCAGCGGCGCTTAAAGTAGAGATTGGTCAGGTAAGTCGCTACACCAATTATCACGCCACTGGCCAAGGCAATAAAATTCCAGTCAAGACCATGAAACCAGTCATAGGTCCTTGCCAGCCCTGTGCATATCAGTCCACCTGACGTACAGTACGAGGCCGCAGAAAAGATTTTGTCAGGCATTTTCATAGTCTCCACCTCGCGTTGTTAGCGGGTGCTGTGCGTGAAAGAAGTGGGCGAGCTCTGCGCAAGCGCCCGACGGGTGGGTTATGAGCCGTCGCCGGTGAGCCCTGTATAGGGAATGGCCACCAGATGGATTTACGACAACACACAGAGTGAGTGACGTTCTGGCGGCACAAATAGAAAAGGCCGAACAAATGCGCGGCCTTTATATGTCTGAGCAAAAAAAAGCCCACTCGTCGAAGTGGGCAAAATGGTAGTTTGTTCAGTGGAGGTTACACCGCCAGCTCTGCCACAACGTCTTATGCACGTTATTTCAGGATTTAGCGAAACGGTGCAACCACACAAAAAGTATAGTACGTAAAACAAGAAAAACATGGAGTGTGGTGCCGGGTGCCTCCCGGTAAGCCTTTGGTCAGCCACCATGACTTGCGGTCCGAGTGAATCATGAAGATTCCATTGAAGCTGTTTCCGCCCCTCCGCATAGGGGGATTCACCACACCAGGAATTTAACATCTGATGAAACTCGTTTCAATGCTCTACGACGATGTGACAGGGGTACTGATGCAATGCAAATAGGCCTACTCTCGGAGCAAGGATAACAACTTTTCCGTACTCTCTTCTGTAAGTTCGAAGTGGATCAATTCTTCGCCATTCTTGAGAATGTAGAGTTCTTTACTCCCCTTATCATCAGTAGTGATATCAAGGGCATAAATATCAGGCTTGCATAGCGTAATGCCGCCTGTCGTAACTAGCGTCTTATTAACGAGGTGACTCAGGGGAATACTCTCCGAACTGGATTCTTTACTGGAAAAAATCCCACTGTGGAAAAGGTTAAAAACAGTGCCCGACGAAGTGGATCGTCTCAAACAGCAGGTCGCCGAGCTTGAGTCATACATCAAATCCAGCGGTGGGGAGAAATGCCCCAGATGCTCAAAGATGAGCTATAGCCTTGACCGAACTGTAGATGACCCCGATTTCATTGGGTTGGGAGTTCAGAGAGACTATTACAAATGCTCCAGCTGTGGGTATGAAACCTTTAAACAGCGCTGAGATTGCAGAAATGACAAAGCCCAAGGGGGTTAACCTTGGGCTTTTAATTTTTTCTTGCTGCTCAGTTCGCTTTAACGCCCCGAGCCTATCACAATTCAAGCACTTTCCGCGCAACTATTCAAGTAAAATCTGTCGCTATTTGTGCCAAACGCGTCACACATTGGCGCGTAAAGCATCGATTCTGCCAAATTTAGCCAAACATCAACCCTGCTCTCGCAAGTCCTCAAGCACCATTCTGGATGCTTTTCGTTTAGCTCTTTCGCCATCGACTTCTTACTCATGCGATAGACATACCGATCCTTGATTAGCTTATAGAGAGCTTTATTCCCGGAGCGCACAAGCTCGGCGCTAAGCACTGAGTCAATTTTCAATCCCTCCTCGTCGGTACAAAACGCCAGGCCGCTTTTATTTTTACCGCTGAGGATTTCCTTGAAGAAGGCTTCCAGTTCAGGTTTGGTAATGCCCGATTTCTTCATACGGCGCAGAGCGTCATTGATGGCAGTCTTCGTTATCTTCCCGGATGCCAGTAACTGGTTAAACATATTCCCGCCACTGCCGCCACCGATATACGACCAGCGGCCCCACATTTGCAGCCTACCCTGTATCCAGATACTTTCGAGAGTGCGGAGGCGAACCATTTCGCCTGATTTGCCAACTTCAGAGGGGTTAATCATCTTGCGTCTCCACTTACGCCAGTACGCCGATTGCCAGCGAACGATCCAAAAATCGAAACAGCAGCTCCAGCTGTGAGCCGTATTTCTGTTCAAATGCCACGGTGTCAGCGTGCAACTCGTCGTGATGCGCTCTGCAAAGCGGCAAAACAAACAGGTCGTGCGCTTTAGTTCCCATCCCACCTTGTCCGTGGCCTATCAGGTGGTGGGGGTCGTCTGCCTGCTTGTTACAGCAGACACACAGCTGGGACTTAACCCAGCGCGTCCATTGCTCGTTTACCCAGCGGCGACGCTTTGGCCGCAGCATGAATGATTCAGGTGTTTCCGTATCAACGCGTAAAGCCAGAATCTTTTTCTGTACTACCTCGGTAGCCGCGGGCCCCGGAGTAATATCACTCTCCTTCATCACCGACTGATGCGGAACGGCTGGTAAGCGAAGAGCTTTATGGGCTAAACCTTCCGGTATTACATGAGCCAGGTCGTTAATGACCAGCCACCAGCACAGCTCGGGTATTGTCAGTAAATGGTCTTCATTGAATCCCAGTTGTGCGCGTATTACTGATATCAGCCAGGATACCAGGTTTCGGCGTGCAATACCTGCCAGTTCCTGAGTAAACTGATCCCTCACCAGGTTGTCGCAGCTCCAGCACAAGCGAATGCTACCAGGCTCGTGTCGCAGCTCGGTAAAATTCTCGCTATGCCAAGTGCCGTGCGGATACTGGCATTCGAAAGAACGGGATAACTCAGCTTCAAGCGCCCCTAGTCCACCAGCGCGAATAATGACCTGCTGATTTTCAAATACCGGCAGCAGTAGCGGATCGTCGGCCAGGGACTGATGAGCGGGCGGAATGGCCCCGGTAGCATAGTGCGCGCAGTTCTCAGGTTCTGATTCAATCAATACTCTTCCGCGCCTGAAGAGCGGCAGAAGGTCAGCACCAGGGCGAAACAAGACAACCCCCAGGCGGGGCGCAATTTCAGGAGTCAATAAGGCTCTCACGCGGCATTACCCCCGGCTTTGTATTCTGTCCACAGGCCACCGATCCAGCGGATCCCTTTAGCGGTAAATCGAGCCTGGCTGAATGCATGGTTAGATGTTGCCGACGTGCCTGTTTTTACTTCGAACCTGCCAGCGTCAATATGCTGGGCCATTGGAGTTAACACACCTCCTAACCGGTACATTATTTCACGCTCAATCAGAAACAGGCGGAGCTCAGGCTCTTTTGCGCTCAGCAATTTTGCTACCTGGCGAAATGACATGGACCCATTAGCCGTACAGTAGCGATCTACAAAGTCTACCTTGGGCGCCGCCACAGCCAGTTCATGCGAGAGACGCTGTTTTTCCTCTTCGAGCTCGGCTGCAAGCCTAAGAGCCGCAGAGAATGTTTGCGGGATCGCCGGGGAGATCCCCGCCTCCAGTTCCTGCCAGCGGTCAACCAGACGAGCAGTAAACTCCGGGGACAACTGCGCAACAACCACATAACTATCCCTCTTTCCTACCAGGTAGACCGACACCGACTGGTTTAGGTGGTTTTTAACATCCGCCATTGGCGGAAGTTGAATAATCCCGCGCTCCGCCAGGCGTTCAATCGACCGCTTCACATCATCATGTCGCGACTCAACCAGATCGGCGATATCTCGGCTGGACATCGTGACAACATTTTTCGGTGTTAACTGGTTCATACGCTCTCCACTTGTCAGGCAGCTGCAACTGCCGGGGCAACAAATCGCTTAATCGTAATCTCAACCTTCCCTTTCTTCGTCAACGGCCCCCACTCAACCAGCATGCGTTTTACCTGGCTGTCGTCCTCCCAGACGCCGGTTTGTGTCAGCGCGTCGAACAGCGCTTTGTTGTAGTTGTCGATATCACGGCGGCGCTGATCCGGCGGGAACAGAACAATATGGACCTCTGCCAAATCGCTTGATGGTCGCGGTACGGCTCGTAGCTGCTCGATGATTGCTGCTCTGGCTGCTTTCTGAAACTTGCGTCCAGTCTCGCTAACCATATGCCGTCCCTTCAGCGGTCCTTTGCTGGGAGCGCGCCAGTAACTGTTTACGCTTGGTGGAAATGGTAATGTCAGTTTCATGAAGTCCCCTTAAAGGATCGCCACAACATCCCGAGCAACTTCCCGCGTGGTGCCATTGCAGGAGATCGAACGACGGGCTTTGATAAATTCCAGGTTAAAACCATGCTCCCGGTAGAGGTCGACGACCTTCGGGGATGATGAATTTGAAATGACTACTCGCGCGCCACGCTGATGGGCTTTAACGCAGCATTTTGCTAGAGCTTCTTGATCAGCCCAGGTAAAACCACCAGCAGCATACGCAGTGAGTCCTTTTGTTCCCGGCATCGGCTCATAGGGTGGGTCGCAGTAAACCACATCATCCTTTCCGGCCAGACCAATAGTCCGGCGAAAACTGGCTGTCATGAACACACAGTTATGTGCCATATCCGCGAAGGATTTCATTTCGTCCAGCGGAAAATATGGGGCCTTGTATTTTCCCCAGCCGACATTGAATTGATGATCCAGGTTGTAACGCATCAGGCCATTGAAACAATGGCGATTGAGGTACAGGAACGCCGCAGCTCGTTCAGCAACATCCAGCGTCTGAGCGTTGAACTCCGCCCTGATGAGCTCGTAGCCGTCAGGATTAGCCATCTTTTCGAACATCCATCGGGCCTGGTACTCGACAGCGTCCGGTACGACGGCTAGCATCTGGTACAGGTTGATCAGATCAGGATTGACGTCTGCCAGAAGAAAATCGGCGTGTTTGTCGCTGTTCAGAAATACAGAACCACCGCCAACAAACGGCTCAATCAGGCGCTTGCCCTCCGGGATAAACCTGAACAGGTCGGCCAACTGGGTATATTTCCCGCCAGCCCACTTAAGGAATGGACGTTGCCATGTTTTCGAGGTCATAGCTCACCTCTCTGATGGCAACACGCTACAAGCAGCTTCAGGAATCGATACCGCCTTTCAAAACTAAAGTAGTCTCGGGTGCAAACAGCGATTTGGCGACGAAAAAATACATCATCCTTCCACCAGGAACGCCAGTAGCGCACCCTGCGCCAGCGAATGAATTCGTAGGCAACAACAACCAGCGGTTTTATTACGGGGATATTTTTCATGACCGGAACCCCGCAGGCACTGTGTAATCAACATTCGCATAGCTCGATTTAAACGCCTCGTCCATGCGAACCCACTTACCATTGTTCCAGGCAGGACGCCCAGCGATACCCCATTTTTTCGCCTTATCGAAATACTCAACGCAGTTCTCCGGCGCAAACAGCGTCTTCGGTCGCAGGTAGTCGCTCATTTTCGGGTCCTTGGCCCATTTCTCGCTGAGGTAGTCAACCACCAGCATCAGGTCTTCAGGGCTGTAATCTTCAGCAAGGCGACCGTGTATGTATCCCAGGGTCATTTTGGTTCTTCCCCCCTTGCCATAGGTCGAGTTGGTGACGCGATTGAAATGGTCAAGAACGAGATGAGCCGGATCGATTTGGTCTGGTTGCACCGCAACCGGACAAGAGTCTTTACCTGTAATCTCTGTAGTACTCTCTGTTGTATTCTCTGTAGGATCATCAGGTCGTTTTGACCCGATGAGAGCGGTTCGTTTTGACCTGGTGGAGCGTTTCACATTGACCTCTTCCATCGTGTCATTTTGACCTGATGGAACAGCGCATTTTGACTCCTTCGATTTGGTCACTTTGACTTCATCTAAAAGCTCACTCTCATAGTTGATCGTGTAGTAGTTCGTCATGTCGCGCTGGGACTTGTTTAGTTGCTCAATTTTGAGCACACCCAGGCTCTTCAGGCGGGTGAACGTGCGCTTCAGCGTGGACTCTGACCAAAACGGGAATTGCTCCAGCCATTGCTCGGTAGTGTTATAAATCCAGCGCACACCGTCACGCTCCAGCCCGGAGGTTGTTTCCTTCAGCCAGTAATTAACCTGCTGTAACGCTATGGCTTCATTGAGACCAATGCTGTACGCAAGCTCAGGGTTGATGACTATCGGCCTTGATGGCATTAACAGGCTCATATGTCCCCTCTATTTCCCTGAATTTTCTGCGAAACTGCTCAATGGGGCTAAAGCATTCATGCGGATATCCTTCACGCATGTAAACAACCCTACGGCTTTGTGGCTCCCAGCGGATAACATGGACTCGCACGCCGTAGTGATCTTTGAACCATCGGTTGAGCTCTCGCATTTTTTCTCCCCCTGACCGTTAAAATCCCCTACCACCCATTGAGCAAACTGGTAGCAGACATGCTCAAACCCGCCTGGTACTCTTACCCCATACACGAACTGCACCGGCCCTGCTCCACCAGGAACCGGACGCGCTATGAGTTGCGACCTGCGGTACTGTGTTGGTAAACTGTTCATGCGTTAGGAATCTCCACTGATAACGACACGCCACGACGCCAGGGGCTGCAACCCGCTGGCGTCACTTCTTTTTGCGTGCAAACAACGTGATAATTGCCGCGATCTCTTCTTCACGCGCTGCGAGGTGGCGGCGGTGATGCACCATGATTTCTTCAGCTTCATGTCTTTCGATAACCCCGTCTTCAAGCGCCTGTTCGATAATCTGATCCACCTGCCCTCTGGCTGCTGAGGTACGCATTGCGCGACTAAACAAGTCCACGCGATCCAGCTCTTCCAGGTGCGGCACATCCACCAGCAGAGCACCGCGACGGCGGGCAAAATAGTCAGCCAGTAGCGACGTGTTGGAAATGTCTTCCATCGCTTCCAGCTCCGATACTTCAAAAAAACGACAGCCGTTCTTCTCATAGAGGTTGTTATTGAACTGGGTAAGTGACATTCCCAGCGCACCGGACATAGCTTCGCGTCCGCCGGGGTAGGCTTTGCACATCGCCTTTACGACTTCTTTCAAATTTGTCATTTAAATCAGAGCCCCTTTTGTTTTGGTGCCTTTCTTTTTGCCGTACTTAAGAATTGTTCTGGCCTGGTCCAGGCAGTCATCAAAGATGTTTCTGCGCTTGGTTGTCGGCTTCGATGAGCGCCGGTAGTACGAAATAGCCTCTACCCCCCCCTGCTCAGCCTGTTCTGCTGAATAACCATCAGTCAGCAGCGCCTTAACAACATTGTTTTTAATGAATTGTTCCGGGTTCATACCTACCCCTTTGAAATTCGGTTTGTAGTTATGGTTAAGAGGCGTGATCTGTAGACTTTTGGTAGAGATTTGCGTCGTACTTGAGTTTGCCATTTGTGATTCTTTCAATAACAAATGCCTGTTTTTGAGGGATCACATTTCCCCATTGGCACACCGCGCTATGGGTAACCCCTAATGCAATGGCGGTTTTAGAAATGCCGCCGTAGTATTCGACGACCTGATTTTTTAACATGTAACACCTCCTTAAAAGTTAGCATTCTTACATCGTATATGGACAGCATGCTTACGTCAATTAAATGTAAGATTGCTAACGTGCAATCCGAGGAGAACATATGGATACCGTTGGCAGCAGACTGAGATTTAGACGTAAACAAAAGAAACTTACGCAGCGAGACATAGCTGAGTGGGCTGGCGTCAGCGCGTCTGCAGTAACCCAATGGGAGAGTGATGTAACCAAGTTATCCGGTGAAAATCTGATACTGGTATGTAAATGCCTTCAATGCTCGCCGGAATGGTTGGTTTTCGGTAATGGAGATATTGAAAATGGTATTAATATCAATCTCATCTCAACCAGAGAGGTCCCGGTTATCTCATGGGTCCAGGCTGGAAACTGGACTGAAGTGATTGGAAATCCAGGGAATGAACTCGTTAAAACAACTCGCAAACTTTCAGAATCGGCATTTGCTCTTAGAGTAAAAGGCCATTCAATGACGTCGAATCATGAACTTAGCATTCCAGATGGGTCGATAGTAATCGTCGAACCCGAATACGGTTTTGTTGATGAGGCGAATGGGAAAATAGTGGTGGCGCAAACAGTCTCGGGAGGCGAGGCGACCCTGAAAAAGCTAGCTATCGATCCACCATTTTCCTACCTGATCCCACTGAATCCTTCGTTTAAGCCTATTGAGGTTAGCCAAGATACAAACCTTATCGGTATTGTTAAGCAAATCATCATAGACCTCTAACATTCCCCTCCAAATCGAAGCCCGCTGCCAGCGGGTTTTTTTGTATCAAACAACAAAAAGTAAGATTACTTACTAATATAACTTGACTCAAAATGTAAGATGTCTAATATTGTTCATCAACAGCGAACAGGCAGGACGCCCACGAAGTAGCCGCCGGTGGCGTATGAATAACCGAATGATTCGCAGGTATGAAAAAAGCGCCCATTGGACGCTTCGCTCTTTAACAATCGGTTTGGTGATACTCAGTGATCTTTAGGCAAATCGCCCGCTAACCAAGCAGTAATTTTTTCAGCAACGGTTAAGGTGACTTTCTTCGATTCTTCTGGGTGCCCCATGGCTATCCATGCCCGTTTATATGCAGCGTCTCTTAGCAGACCAAGCGTCGGATTATCTGTCTCCTCCGCTCTTTGATAGGAAGCATATAAATCGTCATCAGAAATACTGGCTGGCAATGTCGTTAGTGCCTTCATTTTTTTTGCCTGTATTTCATGCAATAAAGCCATTTTGCCGGGCTGCCAGACAAAGCTAGCGATCGAGATAGATGCCACACATGCGCCAAATATAGGAAGGCTGCCATAGTCAGCAAAAATTGCAGACCCGAGCAGAATCTGCGCAAACGTTAAGAATTTATCTGCGCGATTGTACAAAGTCGCTTGCATTGTTTCGATATGAAACGAGTAGCGAATATTGAATAACGTTGATTCTCGGGTCATGTGGTTCTACTCCCTCATTGCTTTGGCGCTGGCTCCGGCTGTCTGTCAGATGGTCTGTATGGTACCTGACTATCTGGCCTCGGAAGGTCTGAATCACCAAATTGATTAATAAGCATTTTACCCTCCATGGGCGTTGTTTTTGATGGAGTTCTCCACGTGTGAGGTGGAGTTCGTGAGCCGGACACGGGTAAGTATCCGGCACCGATAGTATCACCACATATGAAGTGGTTAAAAGACTGATACACAACATGAAAGCGCATTCCATCTTCCATCGGTCGTGGGGATCGGTTTGTAACTGAAGGAGTGCGCTTCCAGTTGTGGTGTAGCTCAAATGGATAGAGCGCCCCTCGTATGGGGAGTTGAGCACTAACCAATGTTCGCAACACAGGTTATCTCATGCGGTCCGGCCGGACGTTATGCGGGTTCAAATCCCGTCACCACAGCGCACAACGATGAGGGTACTGACCAAACGGCATCATAATCGGATGGTAATTATGGAAAAAATGTCAGCTCGTATAATAGAAAATCCACTGAATATAGGGTGCGGTGCGCTGCCAGTTGGCGCTTTATTTGAAATTATCCGAGAAACTAAATGCTACTACTGGCTCGCTGATAACAGAAGGATTAACAAAGAACAGATGTCAATCGCTGGAACGGCAGACCACTCACATAGCGTAAAAGTTGAAATAGTGTCCTCTTCGTTGTGGTAATTGCGGCTATGCGCACGTGACGAGCCAAACCCGTTCTTTGAGTACGTTTCCGGGCAGTGTACGTCGCCGAGATTGGCTAATACCGGCAGGTGGAGGCACCACCGCCACAACGTTAATAACTGTGCTGTGTGTAGTCTTGGCGGTGCCAGTTTCCCTTTGTTTCTGGTACCGCCCTTTTTACACAAGACACAAGAGCACCACCGAGTGACGGGCCCATCACCCAATCCGCTCGGGCGGATTTGCAGCCGCAGGTGCTCTTCTGTGTTGTGTGGAGATAACTAACCAATCCTTTGCAGAGGACATGAAAATGAAATTATCAAAATTACGTAACGCCATTGTCTATCGGGCCACCTTGCCCAGCATCGAAGTTGTTGAAGGCCACCTGCACGAACTGCCCTACTCTGAGCTTACAGAGACCGAGTTCGCGCGCGCCTCCTTCGTCCCTAACCCGCTTACTGGCGAACTGGTTACGCCAATCGCTGGCGGTTATGCAATCGTGGTTCGCCGCGATGAGAAAATAATTCCCCAGCACGTCGTAATGAAAGAAGCCAATGAGCGCATCCAGCGTATCGAAAATGCATGTGGCGAAAAACTGAAGCGGGCCGATCGTAACAACATCATCCAGGATGCCAAAGTTCAGCTTTGCAAACAGGCGTTCATCAAATCGTCTCTGTTCCTGGCTCTGTACAACACCGAAGAAAATCTGCTGATCATTAACTCCGCCAATAAAAACATTGCCGGTATGGTTGGGGCGATGCTCGTAAAAGTGATCGGTTCAGTAAAAACAGTCACCATCAACATCAGCGATATTAAAAATGGCCTGACAACCCGCCTTAAAAGCCATCTGGACGGCGAACAATCAGCATTTGCCGGGTTTGAGGTCGGTGATTATGTCCAGTTGTCCCGACTGGCAGATCAGAAAGAAGTTATTCGCTACTCTGCAGAACATACTTCCGTTACCAGTGAAATTCTGGAGAGCCTGAATACCGGTTTCATTGTCGATAACATGGAGTTAAGAGGCTGCGGTGTCTCTTTTCTGCTTACCGATAAATTCCACTTCCGGCGTATCGACACCCAGGATAATGATTTTTCTGATGATGAAGATAAAGCCTACCGCTGGCGCCACCAGGCAGGAACTGACATGTTCCAGTTCTGCAAAGTGATTAACCAGCTATGTGATCTGCTCGCCTACAAAGAGCCCGAAGAACAAAAACCAGCAGCCTGA